ACTCCCGCCGTCTCCATTGTGAGATTTCACCAGATTTCGCTAGATGCTTAAATCCTTATTTTATAAGGGTTTGAGCATTTTTTGTTTTCGCTGATTTTCGTTAAATGAATGAAAATGGCATTCAAAATGGCATTCAAAATAGCATTCAAAAAAACATTTTTTAATATATATGTTCCATCCATATTGTCAACGCTATTCCTACTTTACAAAAAGAACATTAGTTCGTATACTCTTTTTGAGGTGAATATTATGTTGATGGAAGGAAAGACACAATTATGGTTTAAATTTGACCCTTCGAATAGATTCGTCAAAGATTTTTATAAAGTATGGGATTCAGAAGTTTTCTTTTTAGCAATCGAAGATAGCTTATTAATCAATCTCTACTATTCTAATAAGAACTACTTTAAAATCCCTGCTGCGAAAACGAGAATGAAGAAGGATGTATACTTTTTATTTGATGTGGTGACTGACGTGCCAGACGCTCGAAGCGATCATCGGCGTTATGACTATATAAAGTATACTTTCGTTGATCCAGAAAGGTATAAAGATTAAAGTAGGCTACCTAAAAAGGTAGCCCGGAACGGATTTTATCACCATACTTATGAAAGGAGATATTTTTTAAGTTAGTATTAAGATTGTGTAATATGATGATATCTATATTTTATAGTATCAGTGCTATAAAATCAAAAATAAGTCACTAATTAACTACCACTCCAATTGTAAGCCTTTTTCCCATTATTTTTTACAGTTATATGGTATGCTGTTTAATAGCTTCAAATATAAAAGAGTTTAAAGCGTAACACACTTATGGGGGAGTGGTTTTTGGGGAACGCTTTAAACTCTTCTTTATTATTATCTCACAATATAACCCAAATGTCTTTCTATTTTAAAAGTCAAAGTAAAACTTTTCAAATATACAGAAGTATAACTATGTGAAACATCCTTTCATTAATCCATAAAAGAATACATAAAAAAGCCACTCATTTGAGTGGCAATGAAGAAAAGCTTTAGCTTGTATAATACTCTTCAAAAAGTTCTAACACAGAACGATTCAAATGGCTACATTAATGTACCCTGTAGGACTCGAGCCTACGACCGGACGGTTATGAGCCGTCTGCTCTAACCAACTGAGCTAAGGGTATGGAAAGCCACCACAACTCCTGCAAACAAAAAGAATGGACCTGAGAAAAGATAAATTATTTTTTTCATTCTTTACGTTGCGGTGGCATCTTTATTATTACATATTTAATAGCAAAAAACTAGATTGTACTTATTCTTTGTAAAATATATTATTTTATGCTATTATTTCCAAGTCATAAAAAGAAAAAAGCTTCAGATACTTATCTTTTTGGGGAAAGACTCTAGGGTGAGGGAGTATCTGAAGCTTTTTTCTATGTTTATTATCTCACATAGTTATTTTTTAGTCTATTATTTGCTTAATTTTTTATATTATAATAATTTTATTTGCTCCTTAATTAGTAACGAACTACTCTAAATTGCTAGCAATAATTACGGTATCTAGCTTAAAATAAAAAAACACCTCAAATGAGGTGGTTAAAATTCAACATTATTTTACGATATTGACTGCTTGAGGACCACGTTGGCCATCCTCGATATCATAAGAAACTGCTTGGCCTTCATCTAAAGACTTGAAGCCTTCCCCTTGGATTGCTGAGAAATGCGCAAATACGTCATTTCCATCTTCACCAGTGATAAATCCAAAACCTTTGTCTGAGTTAAACCATTTTACTGTACCGTTATTCATATATATTTCCTCCTGATACGTATATAATACGTGTTTTGTTGCAATTAATATTACTTTGTAAAAGGAGTTTTTATAGTGTGAATATATCGCTCAGATTACGTTTCAAATTAGATTACTTATTTACTATAACATGGATGTAATGCTAACACAAGGATAAATATTCAATATGCGGTTTAATACAAAGAAGTAGGGTTAACATTTAAAAGAGTTAATAGCAGAACAAAAAAAGTTGTCAATATATAAAGCGAACCTATTTAGCTCAACGCAGCACTGCTCGTGGTTTTATTAGAAACAAGGCTACTCTTGAGGATTTGGAAGAATTAGAACAGTTGATTGTAGAACGTAAAAAAGACCTTACCCTAGATTAAATGGGTAAGGTCTTTATTTAGTAGATTTATGAAGCAGACAACTTTGAGACGACTACCACACAGGCAGCTTACAAGGTGTATATTATCGTAATAATATACTAACGCGTTTTTCAAAGAATTACTATCGTACTTCAAATGTATCTTAACATATTTACGCGCTCTGCACAAGTAATTTATTTATATTTACAGATATCTAATTGACATGAATTCCAAGGGAAATAATGAGTACAGCCCAAATTACAAGCACCTAATAAATTTCTGTTTTTTTTGTCGTTATCCATACCCACTGCATGGTTTTTTGCTATCCTAAAAACTGTATTAGCAAATAAATCTACAACTTGAATCAAATCTTTGGACTTAGAATCCTTATACGAGCTTTTTATTTTAGTAAATTTTTGTGTCTCTATTTTAAATTTAATTTCTAAATATTCTTGTAAACTATTCAAGGAGCCTATGGCTGTATTACGGTCATCTATTTGCATAAATAACTCTTCAGGAGATTGGCTCGAAGTAATTTTTTTTATATTGTTAACAGAAACAAAAATAAAATAATTAAAAGCTAAGGAAGTATTAGATAATAAATTATTGGTAATATTGTAATTATCAACGATTTTAAAATGGAAAGTTGCATCTGTTTTTTTAGATAAACGCTCAAATATTTCTTTTTTCATTCCGTAAGGCATTTCAGAACCTTTGATTTCATCTTTTATATCAAAACCACACGGATTCTTTTTAATATATTCTTTTTTCGCTTTTCTGAATTGGCGAATTACATTATATGGATTGTCAGTCTCTAAAAAAGCTAAAATAAAATATCTTTTATCTTTAGTGGTACTTTTTGTTATTATGCCTGACTCATCAACAAATAAATTCATCGTTGTCTCCTAGTTTTTTATTACTGTCCTAGTTATTATAATAAGAAACTTTAATAAATACAATACATGGTTTATGTACCCTGTAGGACTCGAACCTACGACCGGACGGTTATGAGCCGTCTGCTCTGACCAACTGAGCTAAGAGTACAGGTTGTTGCCACATAAAGCCATAAACAATCAACCAGTAGAAGGTGTGGCAACAAACCTGTTATCGCATATCTTGGAGTGTAACTATTTATGAGTGATAGTGAAGATATGCGACAACATCACTATTTTATCGAATGATTTTTATAGTTGTCAATACAGTCATCTAAATACTTTATATCGATCATTTATTAGGAAGCAAGCTACGCTTGAAGATTTGGAAGAATTAAAGAATCTAATTGAAGAAAGAGAAAAATAATTAAATAATTTAGCTAATTTCTTCTAAACACTTTACTGTAAATTCAAGAAGTGATATATTTTAGTTAATAAAAGAATCCGGAAGATTACTTCCATGTCTCGCTGCACCAATTATAGCGGGACTTTTTTTGTAGAGGTGACCAAAATGTCAGATAAACCGTTTAAGACATTAGAAGAACAAATTGAAATTTTAAAACAAAGAAATTTAAAATTTAAAGACAGTGAAAATGCTAAATATGTACTAATGAATAACTCTTATTATGGATTAATAAATCGCTATAAAGAATTATTCTCGATTTCTACTCAAAATGCTGAAGGCGATTTTGAAGATGATTTTCAAGGAAATTACTTTGAGGATTTGTTAAGTATATATGATTTTGACAAAAACTTATCTTCGTTGCTCTACAAATATTTTTCTATGATTGAGACTACATTAAAAACATCTTGTTCTTACTATATCTCTTTATACATTGGTGAAATGCAAACTAATTACTTAAATAAAAACAATTATTCGTGGGGATATATTGTAGAACACGGTAAGATGAAAGGTCGACCTTCAAGAGAAGTCACTATTGATCATTTAGAAAAATGCATCAAAAAAAGTGGAGATCCTTCAATTGAGTATTATAAAAAAGAACATAATAATGTACCACCTTGGATTTCCATCCCTGCACTTTCTTTAGGAACAATCTATGAGTTGTATCGTATTTGCCCAAAAGAAGCTAAAAATGATATTTCTTCTGTTTTTATGAATCCAAAAATCCTAGATATTAGTGCTCAAAAAAATTTGTTTATCAAATCCTTGAAATTTATTCACATTTACCGCAATAGGGTAGCCCATGGACAAAGAATTGTAAACCACTGTGTGGAAGAAAAAAATGTTTTACCTAAACATGAATTTAAATTATTCTCTAAAAACAAAAAAACTCATATGCTAGTAAAAGATGGTCGTTCAGATTCAATAGTTGGGCTTTTTTTATCTATTACCATATTATTGTCTTCAAGAAGTCTAGTGCAAAGTAGATTTATAGATGAATTAGAATCTATTTTTGTTACCTTAAAGAACAGAAATTATAAAGCTTATGATTTAATGTGTAGGAAGTATATGATTCCAAAAAATATTTGTTCTCTCTTAAGAAAAATATAGTATATGTACTGCCCCTCAACGAGGGGCTATTTTTATCGTTGCGGAATATTTAAATACCAACGCTTGTCATGAAAATCTTGTGCTCCGCCTCTAGTGTTCCCTTCTGGATCATTCGTTGCACGCATCATGACATAGACTTTCTTATTAGGGAAATTACGCATATTGAAAGATACATGATAACCAACATTTCCAGAAGTATTATAAGCTTGATTTACATCTGGTCTATAAATTCCATCAGCTCTTACTCGAGCTAATTCTTTCCCAGTATTGTAATCCATAATGAAGATATATTCGTATTTATAGTTAGCAATGTGCCATCCAGCTACATGCAAGTTTGCGTTTTCGATTTCCCCAAACTGATCAATGTGGGCGTAATTTGTTCCATCTGTCAGCGTGGGATTTGCAGCACCTGCTCTAGTTGGATCAATGACAGGCTTGTTTTCAGAAGTAGTTGGATTATCATCCGTAAATCCATGAGCCAAATCATAGGCTAATTTTTCTTTACTTACGCCCATTTCAGAAAGATAACCGTAAGGATCTGTATGATCGCCCCAAATATTTTGCGTTACCCATAAATGCGATTTGATTCCTGGTTGGTTATAAGGAGTGTCTAATGTTAATGGAATACCATATTTCATTGCTGAATCTCTAGCCAATTCAACGTATGCCTTATAGTTCTTTTCAAAAGTTGCTTTATCATGTGTGTGTTGTAACTCAATCTGAACAGGACTATTGGCATTAGCATATGAACCAGCGCCATACTGCACATAACCAGGTTGACCGACTTGATAGACAGTTCCGCCGTCTCCCACAATATAAGCAGTGTAAGCACTAGTCCATGAACGTTTCATATACTGCGCTTCATTGCGCCCTGTTGCTGTTTCATTAGCTGTTTCATGCAGTAAAATATACTTATTATTCGCTACTTGAGAGCTACCTTCATTTGGGCCCAAATTAAATTCATTGTTAATAGTGTAGGCAAAAGCATTCGAAGGCAATAAAAAAAGAGCCATTAGTAGGCTCAATGATAAAATGATTTTCTTCTTCATTTTTTTCCTCCTATTTTTTCAAATTATAAGCCGACACACCAGTGATAACACCTAAAAACGTCGCTACTGCATTGATAGTCAGTACTGTCATATCTGTTCCATTCCATCCATACGCTTTGCCTAGTGTTGCAACTAATACAGATGTAGCCGGAAGTACCGTAAGTACCGCCCACTTAATGATTTGATAATATTTATCAGGTAAGATCATCTTTATTCATCTTCTTTCTATTTTTATCGAGATGTTTCCCTAAATAAAGTTTTAATTTGTTGTGTGTGTTCTACCAATTTTTCTGCATGTGTTTCTAATCTTTCATCGTGTTTCTTTAGTTCTTCATGAATCATCAATCGATCTGATTTGCTCGATTCTAAATCTTTAGTCAGCAAATCTAAATTGTGATTTACTTTTGAAAGAGTCTCAGTAATCTTCGAGAAAGATGCAGTAATTGGTTTTATTACTAATAAAATCAAAGAAACAATCGCAGTGATTGATCCTGCGATTGTTCCCCATTCCCCTAAATTAATCATGTGACAACTCCTTTACCTTAAATAAAAAGCACATCAATTAAGATGCGCTCTCTTCTTTGCTAATGATTTTATCTGCTTCTTCGTCTGTAATACACAATGGCACAAACTCACGAACCTGTTCTTCTGTAAAACAGCCCCAGTCAAACATCATTTTCACATCGCTAAAACTAAACATACTACTCACCTCCTTCTGATTCTGGATTTAATTGCTTTTTAATTTCTGCAATATCCTTGCTGTTTTGAAGCGAAGCAAGCATTGTCTTTGAATTGATTTGTGCTAAACTGTCAGCTTTTTCTTTCAATGCAGTATTTTCCTGTTTAATTGCTACGTCATTTAGCATGAGTTTAGCATTTAGCTGTTTTAGGTTGTCGTTTTCATGTTCCAGAGCCTCGTACATCGCTTTGAGATTGTTTAAATCGTTGTGATCTAACGCGTTCGCTAACACAATCCATTGGTTCAGTTTAGGATCAAACATCTGATCAGCAATCGTTAGTGGCTCCCCATCAGCACGAACCCCTTCAAGTGGAGGCTGATCTGTGTAAGGAACGGATACAAGCATATCGTCCAATACTTTTCCTGCATACTCTCCGCCAGTACGTCCGTATTTCCAAATGTTTTTCATAATATTACTCCTTTCAACCTTGTGGCCATTCATCGTTTGTAAAATATGCAACAGTTCCAGAGCATCTTTGATTTGCCGGTAAATCTGCACTACTGATCATTACAGATATTCCTGAAGAATTTGCGTAAACAGATAATGCGGGATTTCTATTAGTTTTATTAGACAAAGTACCTCCCCAACCGACTAAACTAATAGGAGTATAGCCTAATGGAAAAGCCATTAAATTTTTCCATCCAGCAAAATTAGCAGATTTATTTGTAATTTCAATATTCGCTATGACTAAACGTCCCCATCGTTCAAACCTCACGATGCTATCTTCAGTAAAATCAGTTATATTCTTTGTTGTCACTGCTTTGCTTGTAAAATTATCTTGCACAACAGAAACACCCTTCACCTGCAACCCATCCTCAAAGTTTTTTAAACCTTCAATTGACTGGGGTTCGGTCAAACTAACCGTATTATTCAAGCCTTTTTCAGTATATTCAGGTGTGACATCCCAACTGTAATCATTCGGATTGTTGCTGTCTTTCAAGCCTTCACCGAAGTATTTAAACTGATTAATATTCGGGGTTCGGGTGTCGCCTTCCTCTAGTTTTAACCACTTAATTGTACATTGTCCTACACTTGTGCTTGGTACTTGATAAATCTGCACTTGTGGGGTAGTAGGGTGTGAGTCATCTGCTGCTGTAAATGTTTTAGACCACACATTAGTTAAGCCTTCTACTGGTTGTAAGTCACCAACCTCCCATGCATCTCCTGTTGCTCGTGTGAAAAATGGTCTAAAAACCTGTGTTGCTGGCTTAGTTCCTTCAAGTGTGATGGTATACTTCTTACCTTTTACCATTGGTTTAATGTTATAGGTGTTAATAAGATAGTTACTATTAGTAACTGGTTGTTGTGATTCTGGTTTAATTAGATTTTCACCCAAAGCCACCTTACTCAAATAATACGGTGCATCTAGTAAATTAGGCTGGTATGGTGTGGCTGTTGAGCCTTCTTCTATTTTAGCGTGTCTCAAACGTAGTTTGCCGGATAGGCGGTTATTAGCGTCTTTATCTTGTAACAGTATAGTCCAGCTTTCAGCGTTACCTATCGCAGTAGTCATTTTAGTGGTAACAGTTAGTTTTTGCCATACACCCTTAGCGGTAGTTAATGTATTAGGCGTAGCTAGTGCTGTTACCCAGATGGGCATTTTAATATATCTTAGAGCTATCTTACTAGGGTCTCCAGTGAAATCATCTTCTAACATAATTTCTACACTCATGGTATATGTTTTTCCCTCTACCAGAGCTGGTTGACTTTTCGCTTTGGATATCTCTAATTTATGGTTTGGATCAAGCGTAATCACTACCTCGTCACCATCATCTACAACAGATAAGGCACCACTACCTTGCGAGAAGCTATCAGCGTTTATATTAGCCATCAAATTCGGATTCCCCGAATAATCATAGTCCCCGAAGTCGATGCTGTTACTGTACATCTTTTTCAGCTTGCCAAGATCGCCGATTTGCTGATTGGTTTGATCAATACGAGCATTCGCCTTATCAATATTCGTATTGAGAGTTGCGACATCTTGATTGGCTTTCGTGATTTTGTCGTTTGTATCTTTTACTTTCGCATCAATCTGCGTTTCAGATTCCGCAATTTTCTGATCAATTTCTTGCTTTCCATCAGCTAGAATTTTTTCGATTTTATCAATGGTCTGACTGAAACCATTGAAATAATAATCTTCCAGCTCTGGCGTACTATCATCAATTGGACTGCGTTTGATATAAAAAGTAAAACGACCAGCTGTATCTAACGAGCGGTCGTTTGGAAAATCAATATATACGCTACCTTCTACTTTACCGACATATCCTAAAATATTATCTTCTAATACGATAGACACAATGCCATTCACACGATCTTCAATGGTGGCAAGATAGTCATGTTTTCCATATCCACCTTCTGCCGTTGCAGATTTGAACATCAAGCGAATTGGAACAGTCGTCCCTTCTGGGAGACTCTGAGGAACGCCGTTTTTCCGAACTAACTTCATTCGAAGCTTAGCTGTTCCTCGATCATGCGACCAAAAAACAACATTCGTCTGAATTGGATTGATTGCTTCTGCTTGAATCACGATAATCGATTCATTAATTTTAAACATCTATATCCTCCTTTCTTAAATAATTGGTATTGGGTCATTCGTTACCCATGTACCTGAAATATAAGATGATCCATTTCCTGAGTATGCGACTACGCGACTAGCTTGTGTTAAGCCTGCCCTTGCGCCAGCAGGTTGGGTTTCATTGCGATATAAAGCCAGCGGATGATAAGCAGGATAACTTTGATCACGTTGAAATCCAGCGGG